AAAAGAAATCATGACGGTTAGATCTGTTTATAGACGTGGTATTGGTTCTGTAACAGGAACAACCGCCAGTCAATTTGAACCATTTGCTAGCGGATATTTGAATACTTACATGCTAGTTGCTGGTCGTGGTGGTGGGTTGGTTAACTATGAACTGTTTGTTGATTACCAGAAACTGTCAATGAAGATGTTTGGTGGCTTCATCGATTTTCATTGGAATTCTGTGACCAAAAAATTAACTTTGGTTAGAAAAATGCCATCATCTGGACATAATTATGTTAGGGTTGGACAATTAACTTCTAATGGCACTGCTACTGGTAGTGATATTACTATCAAGACTGAAGATATTTGGCACATTGCGGTTGGTGATTCTCTAACAATTGCTAATTGTAAAGTTGGTGGTTATAATAATAACTATCGTGTAGCAACAGTTGACGATGAAAAAAAGACATTCACAGTAATTGCTAAGTCGGAGTTGCAGTCTACACAAGTAGTCACTCAAGATCTAAGAAGCACACAAATCTGGAGTAATGTGACAGATGTCCCAGCAGAAACAGTATTGTTGAGACTCAACAACTACAAGCCAGATGTAATGCTACTCAATGACCATATGGTATTTCCCTGGTTACAAGACTATGCATATAGTTTTGCCAAACGTATTGTGGGTGAAGCTCGTAGCAAATATGGAAGTGTTCCTGGACCACAAGGATCTACAACTTTGAACGGAGCTGCATTGTTGGCCGAAGCACAGGCAGAGATGGAAAAGTTGGAAGAAGAACTGAAAAATTTCATTGATGGTAGCGTTCCGATGTATTGGGTAATGGGCTGATATTTCTAGCATAATTGTCGATAGTTTAATATAATTGTTGCTAAGGAATAAAAATGTCAATAATTGCTATTTGTGGATTTATAGGTTCTGGAAAAAACACAGCCGCTGAATATTTGGCTAGTGATTGTAAGTTTATAAAAGCCAGTTTTGCGTCCTCTTTAAAAGATGCAGTATCTGTTATTTTTGGTTGGGATCGACAATTGTTAGAGGGAACAACCGAGGAATCTAGAATTTGGAGAGAACAAGTAGATTCTTGGTGGAGTGCCCGATTAAATATATCAAACCTAACTCCGAGGTGGGTATTACAGCATTGGGGGACCGATCTATTTCGAAATAATTTCCATCAAGACATATGGATTGCTAGTTTAGAGTATAAATTGGCCCAATTGGGTGATCGTGTAGTTATAAGTGATTGCAGATTTCCCAATGAAGTTGAATCAATAAAAAAGTTAGGTGGTAAAATTATTTGGGTTCGTCGAGGATCTTTGCCATCTTGGTATGATTGTGCCATTAAGACATTAACTGCTGAAAAAAATAATACCTTATCAATGCTGGACGGTAAATCCATGTATGATAAATATTCCAAGATTCATGTTAGTGAGTGGGCTTGGTTATCGACTGAGTTTGATGTAGTAATTGATAACAATGACACAATCTATGATCTATATCAAAAAATTGAAAATACAGTATATTAAAAATCAGGCACCACGTCGGCCGGGGCCCAGGATAGTTTTCCTTTAAGTACTTCCTGTTGACAATTTAAGCAGATAGTTTTCAAGTTACTGGTAGAATTGTTTTTTAGATTTCCATCTAAATGAAAAACTTTTAGTTGATCTTCAGGGTATTTGGCCTTAAAGCTACATTTCTCACATCTCTCCTTTTTTCTATATCCGTGTTTAAACCAAGCAGGTGCTGAGGGCTTTACTTTTTTACCTTTCCTTATACATTGGTCGCACAGTTTTCTATAGTGAATTTTTTCATCACTGTGATAGTTTACGGCGGCGGGTGTATGTAAACAAACAGCACAAAGTGGTCTAGTCATAGTAATATTTATTAAAACCTTTGCCAAGGGCATGTTTCAATACTAAAAATTCAATTAATTGCTAAATAACTACATAATTCTTATTAAAAGGAAAACAAATGGCAGCATTAGTATCACCAGGACTCAGTATAACAGTTACTGACGAGAGCGCATATTTACCAACAGCAGTAGGCACAATTCCATTTATTTTGTTTGCTACTTCTCAAGATAAAACAATCAACAACGCATTAGCGACCGGCACACGTAAATCCAACGCAGGAAAAGTATACGGTGTTAGCAGTCAGCGAGAGTTGGTTAGTATGTTTGGAACTCCCACATTTAGACAAACAGCGGCAGGCACACCAATTCATGGCGATGAATTAAATGAATATGGTCTAATGACAGCTTATAGTGCATTGGGACTAGGTAACAGAGTTTGGGCATTGAGAGCCGACATTGATTTAGATCAATTAGTTGGCACAACAGTTCGACCAAAAGGTGAAGTTCCAGATGGAACAAATTGGTTTGATATAGATGATACATCCTGGGGTATTTACGAGTATGATCAAATTTTAGACACATATGTAAATAAACAGCCTTTATTGATCACTTCGCAGTCAGAAATAACTTTAGAAAATAATGTTCCAGTACCCAATAGCAATATTGGTATAGTTGGAAGCTATGCTGTTGTTGTTTGGGATGCAAATAATCCTGTATTTTATAAAAATTTAGATAACATTTGGGTTCAAATTGGATCTAAAGAGTGGACCAAAAGCCACCCTACAGTAGTTGGAGAATCCACAGCTATTAGCACTACAGCAGATAGTAAATTTTCTATCAATGGTGTTGAAATTACAATACCTGATAACACAACTACTATTAGATCTGTTGTTGATTTAATTAATTCAAGAAATATCCGTGGGGTCACTGCAAAGTTATCAAATGGTGCATTGGCATTATATATTGATAGCACAAGCCAAAGTGGTGGTTCATCAGGTGATGGTGCAATACAATTGGTTGATCTTAATGAATCTCCTCTACAAGAACTATTGGGCATTTCTCCAGGCAAATATTATTGTCCTGCGCTTTATTTTGCGGGATATACACAGATCCCGGCTTGGAATAGTGCAGATGCCATTCCAAGACCAACAGGAAGTGTTTGGCTCAAAACCAGTGTTTCTGGCAAAGGTACAAATTTTGTAATTAAACAGTACAGCACAACAACAAAGCTTTGGAAAACATTGGCTACCCCTGTGTATGCTGACGGATATCAAGCATTGGTGGGTTTAGATCCTAATGCTGGTGGTTCTGGAATTGTTGCCGGAACAATGTTTGTGAAATATGATATAAACAATTCTGGATCATTGAGTTTTAGATTTTATCAATTGAATTTGGGTGGAAAAACATCTATTATGGGTAGTAATGTGCCTGGAACATTTGTCTCAGGTAATACATTCACAATGCTAGTGTCTCAACCAGGCATGAGTAGCCCAGAATCTTATAATATTGTTTTAAATGGCACAACGGCTAAAGATTTTGTATCATCCATTTTAGCTGCCAACATTGATAATGTTGATGCAAAGTTAGAAAATTCCGGAATGATATCTATTGGACATAGATCGGGTGGCATGATTACTTTAGTTAATACTACTGTAGGTAATAACCCCATAACTACTGCTGGATTTACTTCTAGTACTCCTGGTGTTTTGTTTAATATCGTACCTGGTGCTATTACACTAACTAATTGGACAACAGTTCGATACACTTATAGTAGACAAGAACCATATACTGCTCCAGCTGACGGAACTCTTTGGTATTATAGTGATCCTACACAAGTTGATATTATGATTTGTGATACAACTGGCTGGAAGGGTTATAAGAATGTTAGTCGTGATGTTCGTGGTTTTAATTTACAGTTAACTGACCCAAAAGGTGTCATTGTTAGTGCTAGTGAGCCAACAACACAAAGCGATTTGACTGAACTAGTTCCTGGCGATTTGTGGTTAGATACTGGTGATTTAGAAAATTATCCAAGAATATATCGATTTAGTTCCACAAATAAATGGACATTGATTGATAATACTGATAGAATAAGTCAGAACGGTATAGTATTTGCTGATGCCCGTTGGGACAGTTCTGGTACAACAAATCCAATCACTAGTCAATATCCAGACACGGCTGCTTTACAGTTTAGCAACTATTTGGATTTAGATGCTCCAGATTATAGATTATATCCTCGCGGAACGCTGCTATTTAATCTTCGTCGTGGTGGTTATAACATTAAAAAGTTTGTTAACAACTATTTCAATGCACAAGCATATCCAAATCAAACCTTGCCAGAAATGAGTGATGCTTGGATAACCGAAAGTGGGTTGGATGATGATGGAACACCATATGCCGGACATCATGCCCAAAGAGCATTGGTTGTTAAAGCATTGAAGGGCGCTTTGGATTCTAGCAGCGATATTAGAGAAGAAACTTACAACTTTAATTTGTTGCTATGCCCAGGTTATCCTGAGTTGGTTCCTAATTTGATTGGTGTTAATAATTATAGAAGCAATACAGGATTTATTATTGGTGATACACCAATGACGTTGTCGGCTACTATTAATTCAATTACTGATTATAATACTAATACAGCAATTAATCATGATCCTTATTTGGCATTGTATTACCCTTCTGCATTGACTAACGATTTGTTAGGCAATGAAATTGCAGTACCGCCAAGTCATATTATGTTGCGTACTTACATTCGCAGCGATAATGTGAGTTACCAATGGTTTGCACCAGCTGGAACACGCCGTGGTTTGGTTGATAATGCAAATGCAATTGGTTATGTTGATGCTAATAGTGGATTATTCATTAAGACTGGTATTAATCAACAAATGCGAGATGCAATGTATGAATTAAATATTAACCCAATTACATCATTAAATGGTGTTGGCTTGGTTGTTTATGGACAAAAAACTCGTAATCCTATTGCAAGCAGTATGGATCGAGTTAATGTTGCTAGATTGGTAAACTATATTCGTGTGGTATTGCAGGCATTGACAAATCAATTCTTGTTTGAACCAAATGACAAAACAACACGCGATCAAGTTAAACTGGTTGTTGAAAGTGCATTGAATGATTTGATTGTTAAACGTGGTATATACGATTATCTAGTAGTATGTGATTCAAGTAATAATACTTCGGACCGTATTTCTAGAAATGAACTATATGTAGATATAGCAATTGAACCTATGCGCGATGTTGAATATATCTATGTTCCAATTCGTTTAAAGAACCCAGGAACTATCAAAGGCGGAAAATAATTAGCTAAATCTAATTATTAAAAAATAGGAGCATTATGCTCCTATTTTTACGATTGAGTTATTTTCAAAATCCATATAATATCTCGATCGTATTGTCGTTCATCCCCAAATCATTATCATAGTACATAATGATTTTTTATCATTTTTGGTAAATAAAGTATAAGGGAAATAAAATCTCGTAACTATAAGCAGGAGAAAAATATGGCAGTAGCGTCGTTAACAAAATTCACAGTGCCGTTGGCATCAAACCAAAGCGCATCAAGTCAGGGTCTATTGATGCCCAAGTTGCCTTTTAGATTTAGAGGCAGTTTTCAAGGATTTGGTTTGAGCCCCAACCGAGTTGAATTAACAAAGCAAATCGTTAGTTTCACAAGACCGAGCCTCACATTCGCTGACATTGAAATTCCAGTTTATAATAGTACAGTTAAATTGGCAGGAAAGCCAAGCTGGGGCGAGTGTACTGTGGTATTTCGTGATGATGCACCTAACAATGTTTCTAAATTAGTTGGCGAACAAATTCAAAAACAATTTGACTTCATGGAGCAGAGCACCGCAGCTAGTGGTGGAGACTATAAATTTATTAGCTCTATTGAAATGTTAGATGGTGGCAACGGGGCCAATGAACCTGTTGTATTAGAAACATGGGAACTGTATGGTTGTTATGTTCAACAAGCCCAATATGGCGATATGAGCTACAGCGGCACTGATCCTGTTCAAATTACACTAACCTTAAAGTTTGATAATGCATTACAAACGCCACAAGGTACTGGCGTTGGTACTTTTGTTGGTCGCAACAAGGGTGTAAATGTAACGCTATAATTTTAAAATTAAACAAAAAGCCCAGATTGTTAATTCAGTCTGGGCTTTTGC